TAGGAAGGTTTTTATGTCGCTCTCTTTTAGTTCATCCAGTTTTGACACGTGACCTCCCTGCGTGTACTTGTTTTTTTTGAAGCAGAACACGGCACACGAGATTTCTGCCTGTCTCGTGGGCTAGGAGATGTGTTGAGGTTGCTGGGTCCGGGCACCGTGGAGCGGACCGGCTCGCTGTCGACGGCGTTCTCGCAGGTCGAGAGCGAGGTGTCACGCCAGGTGCTCGCCGGTGGTCGCTCGACGATGGTTGAGTCGATCGGCGCCACCCGCTACTGCCTCGGCTACGCACGGGTGTCAGACGGTTCACCGTGCGCCTTCTGCGCCATGCTCATCAGTAGGGGCGCGGTGTACGGCCCTGCTGCCGCCCATTTCGAGGCGCACCGCCGCTGTGGTTGCACGGCGGAGCCGGTGTACCGGATGGACCAGCCGCTACCGAACCAGGCCCAACACGACCGGTTCAGCGAGCTGTGGAACTCGATACCCCGCGGGCTGTCGCCCAGCGAAGCACGGGCCGAGTTCCGGCGTCGTTACGACGCCTTGACCTGATCCCCCCGGTGGGGGTCCCCGATAGCCCCAGGAGGGCACCCCAATGGCAGAAGAGCATCACACTGACCCACCCGCGCCCGACGACGAGGACGCACCCCCGGAGGGTGAGCCGTTCGACGTGGAGCGTGCCAAGGCGAAGATCGCCAAGGCGAACAGCGAGGCCGCAAGCCTCCGCAAGCGACTGAAGGAGCTCGAAGCTCGCGCGGCGAAAGCCGACGAGTACGAGCAGGCCCAGAAGTCCGAAGCGGAGAAGCTGGCGGACCGGATCGCTGTGGCGGAGAAGGTGGCAGCGGACGCGGAACGGCGGGCGATGCTCGCTGAGGTTCGTGTTCAGCGCCCCGATCTGAACGCAACGCAGGTGGCGCGGCTCCAGGGCGGCGACATCGAAGCGCTGGTGGCGGACGCAGTCGAGGTCTACGGCGAGCCGGTCGGTTCGACGTCGGCACCGAAGCGGCGTCCCAGTGAGCTCAGACCAGGCGCCGTGAACGGCGCTGAGCCTGACCCCGACTTCGACGCGGTCGTGGACCGCGTTCGGCGTTGGTGACATCCCCGCACGTCTCCGCCACGGAGCCGACGCGGTCACAACTACCTGACCAGGAGGTCGACACGTGGCAAACACATTCCTGAAGCCAACAGTCATCAACCGGATGGCGCTGAAGCTCCTCCAGCGCGAGGTCGTGCTACCTCGCCTCGTGTGGAACTTCGCTGACGCCGAGTTCCGTGGCGCCTACGGCGACACCGTGACGCTGCGGCTGCCCGCAGTGCTCGCAGCGCGTGAGTACGGGTTCCGCAACAACCGCTCGTCCGAGATCGTCATCGACGACCTCACCGAGACGAGCGTGCCCGTGGTGCTCGACACCGACCTCTACTCGGCGGTCGCGCTGACCGACGAGCAGCTGACGCTCGACATCGTCGACTTCTCTGAGCAGGTCCTGAACCCGCAGGTGTCCGCGATCGCTCGCGGGCTCGAAGACCTGATCGTCGAGACGATGCAGAGCGCCACCTACGGCACGTCGCTGAACATCGCGGACTCCGCCGACGGCATGTGGGGAACGCTCCTCGATGCCCGCAAGGCGCTCAACGACGCCAACGTGCCCCGTGAGGGCCGCGTGGTGGTCGTCGGGTCCGAGATCGAGCGCGAGATCCTGTCCGACGACAAGTTCAACCGTGTCGACTCGGTGGGTGACGGCGCTGTCTCCGCTGTGCGGGAGGCAACGATCAACCGTCTCGCCGGGTTCACGATCGTCGGCTCGAACGCCATCGACGCCGAGACGGCGATCGCGTTCCACCCGACGGCGTTCGCGTTCGTGAACGTCGCTCCGGTGGTTCCCGACGGCGCGAACTTCGGCTCACGCATGGCGGAGAGCGGGCTGGCGATGCGCTGGCTGCGTGACTACGACGCCCCGCACTTGCAGGACCGTTCGGTGGTGTCGTCCTTCGCTGGCTGCTCCAGCGTGGAGGACGACGGCACCACGAACGTGCGCGCCGTGCGCATCAACTTCCAGGGCGGCAGCTGATGGACGGTCCCGCGCTCGCGCAACTCGCAGACCTTGAAGCCCGCATGGGCGTCGTGGCCGACGAGGCGCGAGCGCGGGCCGCTCTGGATGACGCTTCGGCGCTCATCCGCTCTGAGGCCGGCGCCGAGGATTGGCTCGATGACGACGGGAACCTCGAGGTGGTCCCGTCGATCGTCGTCACGGTGTGCTGCAAGGTGGCCCAGCGGGTTCTGACGAACCCTGACGGCGTGACGAACGAGACGATCGGATCGTTCTCCCAGTCGTTCACGAGCTCGTCGAGCGACGCGTACCTGACGAAAGCTGAGCGCCGCCTGGTTCGCAAGGCGGCGGGGTCGAGCCTGATCGGGTCGGTCGAGCTGGAGTCGCCGTATCGGCGCTACTCGGCAGACGACATGTACGTGTCGGTCGCCGGCGGTGGCGACGATCTGCTGATGGGGCCGTGGCCCGAGTCGACGTGACGGGTGTCGCGATCATCGTCCCGGTGCTGGGGCGACCGCACACGATCGAGCCGCTTGTCGAGTCGATCGTGGCAACTACACCAGGTGCACGGATCCTGTTCGGGTGCTCGCCTGACGACGCTCAGGTGGTCGACGTGATCGACGGGCTCGGGCTGGAGTGGTTCACGGTCCCTGGACCGTACCGGGGCGACTACGCCCGCAAGATCAATCAGGGCTACCGGTTGTGCGTCGAGCCGTTGCTGTTCACCGGTGCGTGTGACATCCGGTTCCATCCGGGGTGGTTCGAGGCTGCGACGGCCGAGCTGGTCGACGGCATCGGCGTCGTCGGCACGAACGACCTCGGGTCCGCGCGGGTGATGGCGGGGCGACATTCGACGCACTCGCTGGTCACCCGCGACTACGTCGAGCGGTTCGGGACGATCGACGAGGTGGGCGTGGTCCTACACGAGGGCTACCCACACGAGTTCGTCGACGACGAGCTCGTGCAGACCGCGATCAGCCGTGACGCCTTCGCGTTCGCCGTCGACTCCCACGTGGAGCACCTGCACCCGTCGTGGGGCAAGGCGCCGAGCGATGAGCTGTACGAGCGGACACCGGTGCGGATGGCTCACGGCCGGCGTCTCTACCGGCGGAGGCGACAGTTGTGGACGTGACGGTGGCGGTCGCCACGTTCGGTGGCGACCATTGGCGGGAACTAGCGGTGAGTCGTGCGGTCCCGTCGGCGGAGGCGCTGGGCGTGCCGGTGGTATATCGCCACGGTGACACGCTCCACGGTGCCCGCAACGCTGCCCTGGCGGCGGTGGAAACCGAGTGGGTGTGCCACCTCGACGCCGATGACGAGCTGGAGGCCGGCTACTTCGATGCGATGGCGTCTGGTGCGGCCGACGTGCGAGCTCCATCGGTGCGCTACCTGTACCCGTATCGGGCGATGCCGCCGCGGGTGCCGCGGGTGGCCGGCCACTCACACGACTGCGTTGCCGACTGCCTGGTCGAGGGTAACTGGCTGGTGGTCGGTTCGCTGGTGCGAGCCGAGCTGGTGCGTTCCGTGGGCGGCTGGCGTGATTTCGACTGGTCCGAGGACTGGGATCTGTGGCTCAGGTGCCATCTGGCGGGCGCGTCTTTCGAGGCGGTCCCGTCGGCGGTCTACCAGGCGCACGTCCGCAAGGATTCTCGGAACCGTGCGGCCAGCGCCGAGGTGCGCCTGGCTGCACACAGGGCGATCGCTGAGGCGAACGGGGTGGCGTCGTGATCCTGCTGGTGATGACCGACGGCCGCGTCGACTGCTTGTCGAGGGCTATCGAGTCGGCGCGGGAGAACCTGTGCGGCGAGGTCACCCACAAGGTGATCCACGACGACACCGGCGACGAGTCGTACCGCGAGGAGCTGCGGGCGACCTTCCCCGACTTCGACGTGATCGGTCAGCCGACCCGTCAGGGGTTCGGCGGTGCGATCCGTTCGGCGTGGGCCGCGCTGAGCGGCCGTCCGGAGCGGTTCGTGTTCCACCTCGAGGACGACTTCACTTTCAACGCACCCGTAGACACGCCATCCATGCGGAGGGTGCTGGACCGCAACCCGCAGCTGGTGCAGCTGGCCCTACGGCGTCAGCCGTGGAATCCGGACGAGCTGGCCGCAGGCGGGATCGTCGAGCAGCATCCCGACGACTACACCGACTGCTCCGACGGGCTCTCGCACTGGCTGGAGCACCGCCGATTCTTCACGACGAACCCGTCGGTGTACCGCTCGACGCTGATGGCGCGGGGCTGGCCCGAGGGCGAGCACTCAGAGGGCAGGTTCGGGATCGCGCTGTGCGAGAACCCGACCACACGGTTCGGCTACTGGGGCCGCCGTGACGACCCGCCGAAGGTGCACCACATCGGCGAGCACCGAGCCGGCGTGGGGTACTGATGACGACCGCAGCGGTGACGATGGTGCGCGACGAGGCGGACATCATCGAAACGACGGTGCGGCACATGCTCACCCAGGTCGACGTCGTGATCGTCGCAGACAACCGATCGGTGGACGGCACGCGTGAGATCGTCGAGCAGCTTCCGGTGCACCTGCTCGACGACCCGGAGCGCGGCTACTACCAGTCGGAGAAGATGACTCGGCTCGCTCACATGGCCCGAGTCGAGCACGGCGCCGACTGGGTGGTCCCGTTCGACGCTGACGAGTGGTGGTACTCGCCGCACGGCCGTATCGGTGACGTGCTCGAGGACATCACAGCCTGGCCGATCGTGACCGCCGAGCTGTACGACCATGTCGCCACCGGATGCGATGCCGTCGAGTTGTCGCCGGTACAGTCGATGGGCTGGCGGCGGCGCACTGCAGCACCTGTCCCTTATACACAACTGACGCTGCCGACGAACAACACTGTGTAGCCATCGGAGGTCGACGTACAACTAACAAAAACACTGAGAACTATCGACAAGCTACACACAACAAAAAATACCAACGCCGACAGTAACAACTCCTCAGTGCTGTAGATTATTTT